TGCAACAATAACAAAAGCAGATTGGCACGATCATGTTTATAATGACGACACTGGCTACTGGGCTGCTCCAGATTTTGATGAAATATTAAAAACAATGGAAACAGTTGTAAATGAATATGAAGAAGTTGCTGACTCCGCAGTAAAATCGGCAAGAATTATTCATTCCGACTGGTCTTGGGGCGCTGTCGCTGATAAGATACTCGCTCGTTACCAAGAGTACGAAAAAACATTTAACTGACCCAAGCATTAATTGTTTTCCTACATCGTTGATTTTGGTAAAATTGATTTTAGATTATTTTAGGAGTATTTATGGTAGTTACGTCTCCCAGCGATGGGATTTTTTCATTTAAACTGAGTGAAGATTTTATTTCTTCATATCGAAACAAGAAAGCGCCCTTTGGTTATCAGGATGCTGCTGGCAATTCTGTTGGAGAGGTAACCTTTTTAAGAACTTATTCAAGAAAAAAGGTTGATGGCACTAAGGAGACTTGGGTTGATGTTTGTGAGCGAGTAATTAATGGCATGTATTCATTGCAAAAGGACCATTGTCGCAATAACAAACTTCCTTGGAATGGGGCAAAAGCGCAGGCTTCTGCAAAAGAAGCATTTGATCGTTTATTTAATCTGAAGTGGACACCACCGGGTCGTGGTCTTTGGATTATGGGGACTGAACTTGTCAATGTCCAGCGCAACTCGGCCGCTCTCCAGAACTGTGCATTTGTTTCTACTGCTGAAATGACAAAAGATAATCCTGCCGAGCCTTTTGGCTTTTTGATGGAAGCATCAATGCTTGGTGTTGGTGTTGGCTTTGATGATAAGGGTGCAGATAAATTATTTACAATTCACCAGCCAAATCCTCATGGCACTTTTTATATGCAAATTGAGGATTCACGCGAAGGTTGGAGAGATTCAACAATTGCTCTTATTAATTCATATTTGAAATATGATCAAAATACTGTTCAGTTAGACTACAGCCTAATCCGTCCAGCAGGAACACCCATTAAAACATTTGGTGGCACAGCTGCTGGTGCGGATCCTCTTATTAAACTTCACAAACATATTAAGAATATATTTGAAGGCCGCGCTGGTCAAATTCTTACAAGAACAGATATTGCAGATATTGGAAATATGATTGGCGTTTGTGTCGTATCTGGCAATGTGCGTCGTTCTGCTGAGCTTTTAATTGGTAGACACGATGATGAGACATTTCTTAATTTAAAGAATGCTAAGGAGTTCCCTGAGCGCAATTCATACGATCCTGATAATCCAGGCTGGGCTTGGATGAGCAATAATTCAATTGAAACAGCCGTTGGCGCAGATATCTCGCATATTGTTGATGGTATTGCACTTAACGGTGAACCTGGCGTTATTTGGATGGATATGTCCCGTAAGTATGGTCGTTTAGCAGATCCGCCAAACAATAAAGATTGGCGTGTTGCTGGATACAATCCATGTGCAGAACAGTCTCTTGAATCTTATGAGTGTTGCACATTGGTTGAAACTTATCTCAATCGTCATGATTCTATTGAGGATTATAAGCGTACACTTAAATTTGCATATCTTTATGCAAAGACAGTAACTCTTCTTCCTACGCATTGGGAAAAAACAAATGCAATCATGCAGAGAAATCGCCGTATTGGGACATCAATGTCTGGTATTGCTAACTTTGCTGATATCCACGGAATGCCCGTTCTTCGTGAATGGATGAATTCTGGGTATGAGACCATTAAGAGATATGACAATATCTATTCTGAATGGTTTGGTATTCGTGAATCTTTAAAGATGACAACAGTAAAGCCATCTGGCACTGTTTCGATTTTGGCTGGCGAATCCCCCGGCGTTCACTGGACACCTGGTGGTGAGTATTTCCTCCGTGCAATCCGTTTTGCAAATGATGACCCTATGCTTCCACTTTTTAAAATGGCAAACTATCGTGTTGAGCCAGCATCAGAGTCACCAGACACAACATCTGTTGTTTTTTTCCCAATTAAGTCAAATGCAAAGCGTTGTGAAAAAGATGTTACAATCTTTGAAAAAATGGCTATAGCCGCTACTGCACAGAGGTATTGGTCTGACAATTCTGTTTCTGTAACTATTTCTTTTGATTCTGAGACAGAAAAAGACCAAGTTGGCACAGTTTTACACATGTATGACGGTCAATTGAAGACAGTTTCATTTCTGCCCCAGGGTAATTACACATATCCGCAAATGCCATATACGCAGATTACTGAAAAAGAGTATATGGACGATGGTTTAATGAAGTTATTCCCAATTGACTTCTCTGGGATTTACTCTGGTATGGGTATTGATGCAGTTGGAGAGGCGTACTGCACGACAGATTCTTGTGAAATCAAGCTTATCAAAGACAACCTTGATAAGTAATTTCATAAAAATGAAAAGTCCGTGTAGATAATTTAAACAAAATGATGTAAAATTGTCATACATGAGTTCAGATATAATTAAAGACAAAAAAATTTGGATTCCCGAAAGGGCTTACGGCGTTTGTATTTGGCTTAAAGCCGATGGCTTGCCATTATCTGATGGCGACGGTGTTCTTTCGGCGGAAGGCTTAATGCACGACCCAGAAGTTGAAAAGAAAGTTGCAGAAGCTGCTAAATACTGGACTGGAACGGAAGAGGGGCGCTGTAGCTGGATTGCTGGTGCAAGAAAGATAACCGCATCAGAAAGGGACGATCAAGCAGAGAGGCTTAATAGCGGTCTTGTTGCTGATCCGTTTGAAGATATTTTTGATGCATATTTTGCACACAAGAGGATATAATGATACAAAAAATGGAAGTCGTTGAAGATGTTCAAGAGTTTGAATTAGATGATATTTCTTATGCATCTTTTGATGCCGAAAAAAAAATAAATGATCCATTTTTAAATGTTAAGATAGACTCCCTTTCTCCAAAGATGAAAAGAAAGGCGCAAAGACTCCAAAAGAAATACGAAGGAGAGGATGGAACAGCCAGTAAGTATGTTGACCCTTTAGTTGTTAATGGGTATTCTTTATGGGACATTATTAATCCGCCTTATGATTTAGATAATCTTGCACATTTATATGATCAAAGCTCAATTCATTATGCTGCAATTAATGCAAGGGTTATGAATACTGTTGGCCTTGGTTTTGAATTTGCTGAAACATTAAAAGCAAAACGCAAAATTGAAAGAGCTCAGGACGATAAGCCAAAACTTGAAAGAACAAGAAAGCAATTACAAGATCTTAAAGAAGAACTTGATATAGCATTTGAAGATTTGAATGTTGAAGAAACTTTTATTGAAACAATGGTCCGTGTTTGGCAAGATGTTCTTACTATTGGTAATGGCTATTTAGAGATTGGTCGCAATAATTCTGGAAAAATTGGCTATATTGGTCATATACCAGGCACAATGGTCAGAATAAGAAGGAAGCGTGACGGCTTCGTTCAAATTTCTAGAAGCAATAAAATTCAAGCAGTCTTTTTTAGAAATTTTCAAGACACAGAAACTCAAGATCCAATCAATATGGATCCGAATCCTAACGAAATTATACATTTTAAAATGTATTCCCCAAATCACACATATTATGGAATCCCCTCGGCAGTTTCTGCTGCAGCAGCGATAATTGGTGATAAATTTGCAAAGGAATATAATATTGATTATTTTGAAAATAAAGCAATACCAAGATATGCAGTAATTATTAAAGGTGCAAAAATCAGCCAAAGATCAAAACAAGAACTTGTTAATTACTTTAGGAATGAAGTAAAAGGTCGTAATCATGGGACTTTGATTATTCCAATCCCAGCAAGTATTGGCTCCGATACAGATATTAAATTTGAAAAATTAGAAGCTGGCGTTCAAGATGCTTCATTTGATAAATATCGTAAATCAAATCGTGATGAGATTCTCGTTGCCAACAGGGTTCCAGCACCAAAGGTTGGTGTCTATGATAATGCAAACTTGGCTGTATCAAGAGACGCTGATAAAACATTTAAAATGCAGGTCATTGGGCCAGACCAAGCAGTGATTGAAAAGAAGATTAATAGAATTGTTTCTGAGTTTACCGATATGCTCCAGTTGAGATTAAAGAAAATTGATCTTATGGATGAAGAGATGGAGTCAAGAATCTACGACAGATATCTTAGAACAGAGGTCATGTCTCCTAATGAAGTTAGAGGAAGGGTTGGCCTGCCAGAGCGCAAAGATGGCGATGATGTTCTTCCATACCCAACAAATGTCAAAAAAGATGGTGCTGGTGCCCCAGTTGGAAACTCTAACAACGCTGCAGCAATTCCGCCAAAGTCAAGATCAGATGCTGGCACAACTCCGACAGGCGTTCAGGGCAGTGGTGATCAAAAAGAAAGAGGCCAGAGTCAAGATTCTGGCGACAATACCACAGATAATTCTGTAGGTAATAATTAAGGAGATTAAAATGGAGCAAAATTCAATTGTCTACTCAGACATTGCAATTACAAGTGCTGATGGTGAGATTTCAACAAACGCGCACACCCATACTATTTATTTTTGGAATCAGGATGGATCAACTGATGCAACAATAAAATTAAATGGAAAGCATCAAGTTGTTATTCCTGCTGCATCAAATTTTTATATTGAAATTAAAGGTGACTACACAAAACTTCAAGTTATGACAGCATCTGTTACATTATCTGTTTTTGCTATTGGCTAAATATTAAAATAGTGATGTATAATTATTAATTACGAGGTACTATGGAAACTTTTAATTTATCATTTCCAATTGACTTTATTAAGAAAGAGGAGCGTATTGTTAGCGGTATAGCAACTGCTGACAATATTGATAAATCTGGAGATATTGTTGAATTTGAGGCTTCTTTGGAGGCTTTTAAAAATTGGGGCGGAAACATTAGAGAAATGCACGCCCCTATTGCTGTTGGAAAAGCAATCAGTTATGAACCAATTGATATAACTACTGCCGATGGAGAAAAATATAAAGCTATTAAAGTTAGCGCTTATATCTCTAAGGGAGCTCAAGATACTTGGGAAAAAATTTTAGATGGAACCCTCAAGGCTTTTTCAATTGGTGGAAAAGTTTTAGAAAAAATTGAGTCAACAGAAAAAATGTTTAGAGGTCGCCCAGTTAATATTATTAAACAATATTCTTTAGGCGAACTGAGCTTGGTTGATAATCCAGCCAATGCTTTAGCAATTGTTGATATTATCAAAATGGATAATGATGGTAATTTAGATTATATTCTTGATAAAAAAGAGCCATTAAAAGACCCCAAAGGTGGATTGACTGCCGCTGGTCGTCGTCATTTTAAGCAAACAGAAGGGGCAAATCTTAAGCCAGGGGTCAAAGGACCAGCCGATACGCCAGAAAAAATGAGAAGAAAAGGTTCTTTCTTAACAAGATTCTTTACAAATCCATCTGGTCCAATGAAGAAACCAAATGGTGAACCAACAAGGCTCGCTCTGTCAGCCGCGGCTTGGGGTGAACCAGTACCACAGAACATGCAGGATGCTGCCGCTCTTGCTGCGAAAGGCAGAAGGCTTCTTGAAAGATATGAGAATACCAAGAAGAAGTCTGTTGATATTGATCTTGAAAAAGAGGGTGAAGTTACATCTTCTGGTATGGGTTCGGGTATTAAGAACCCAGAGCAGGGGAATAGAATGATTACCCCAACAATGCCAAAACCAAAAAAGAAAAAGGAGAAAGAGGATATGGATTCAAAAAAAATTGAAGACGACACAGAAAATACTCAAAAGCAAGATACTTTATTGCAAAATGATGTAAACTATGATAAGGTCTTTAACATGAGTGAGCAAGATATTGATAAACTGTCGTTATTAAAGCGTGTTATCAACTGGCTTGTTCCAGATGTTCAAGAGAATGCTTCAACCCAAGTTGAAGTTACTGAAAACACACAGGAGGAAGAAATGGATATTGAAGTCCTTAAAGATGCCTTGAGTGCTGTTGTTGATGAAAAACTGGCTAACTTCGCTACTTCCATTAAGGAAGAGGTTGAGGCTTCGCTGAATGAGAAGATTGATAACATTACAAAGGGTTTTGAAGCCAACACCGTTGAACTTCAAGAAAAATTAGAGGCAGCAGAAAAGGCTCTTTCCGAGACGGAGGAGCAAGTTAGCAAATTAGCTGACGCTGGTGCTATCAAGAAGAGTGTTGACCCAGAGGATGACGAGGATGGCGAAGAGCTTGAGAAGTCAGATTCAGTTTGGGGCAACCTTTATTTGCCACAGGGCTTGATTAAAGCACTGGGCTACAGGTCATGATTAGGAGGAATAAATAATATGGCATCACAAGAAGAAATTCTTTCAAAGGCTGATGAAGTTACAACGAGCGTTGTTGGCAATGATTCTGGCGGTTTGCTTAAGCCAGCCCAGTCCAATCGTTTCTTAGACTACGTTATTGATCAGTCAGTGCTCATGCAGAACTCAAGAGTCGTTCGCATGCGTACACCACAAATGGAGATTGACAAGCTGTCAGTCGGTACTCGTCTGCTTGCTAAGGCAACTGAGGCAACAGACACTGGTACAAACGCAGCTGTTACTTTCTCAAAAGTCTCAATCAGCACCGTTAAACTGCGCCTTGACTGGGCAGTGTCAACTGAGTCGCTGGAGGACAACATCGAGGGTGCTTCCCTTGAGGACCATATCGCACAGGTCATGGCTCGTCAGACAGCCAACGACATGGACGATCTGTTAATCAACGGTAACACTTCATCTGGCAACAGCTTGTTAAAGGCTCTTGACGGCTTCGTTAAGCTTGCCAAGGCAGATGGCCGCACAGTTGATGAGGCTGGTAACAATGTTTCAAGAGCGACATATGATCGTATTCTTCGCAACATGCCAGCCAAGTACCTGCAGCGCAGAAATGAGTTGAGGTTCTTCTCTGGCTCTGGTCTGGTTCAGGACACCGCCTTTAGCATCCAGAATCCAAACTCAGCAACCGCCGCTACCGCTGGGGCACCTGCTCCGGGTTCAACGGCTGGTGATGCGTCATTCTTCAACGGTTCAATCCGTGCGAATGGCGGTGCGGGAGCAACCGGGCTGTCACCATTTGGCATCCCGCTGGTTGAGGTTCCACTCATGCCAGAGACAGTGACGGGCGATTACTCGCCAACATCTGGCTCACATGGCTACATTGAACTTACGTTCCCTAACAACCGTATTGTTGGTATCCACCGTGACATCACAGTGTACCGTCAGTTTAAGCCAAAGACTGACACCATTGAGTACACTCAGTACATGAGAATTGGTTCCAACATTGAGAACGCTGATTCCTACGTTATCGGCAAGAATGTCAAGCTCCGTAGCCTCTGACATTAATCAACAAACGATGTGAGTTGGGGGGGAGAAATCTCCCCCTTCTCGCATTTTATAAATAAATATGGTAATCTATTTGATATGAGTGACAATATCGTAACAAGTGCTGATGCAACATCTGCACCAAAAGAGCAAAAAAATACAGCAAAGAAAGCCCCAGCAAAAAAGGCTGCTCCTAAAGCAAAAGCCGCTGAAAAGGTTGAAAATGCTACAAATGGATATAAAGTAATCATTTTTGAATCAGGCGCATCTTTCGTTTCTGGAGACTTAGTTTTTACTAGAGAAGACTATATTCAAGAAATACCAGAGGATGAAGCAAATCGTTTGCTGGAGTTTGACAATTTTAGACTCCCCGATCAATTAGAGCTTGAAGATTACTTGAAATCTAAGGAGGATTAATAATGGCTGGAAGCCTTACAAATTACGCTGAAAATAAGATTCTTGACCATCTTATGGGCACAACAACCTATACAAAGCCAACTACATATGTTGCTTTGTATACAACAGCGCCTACCGATTCCTCCGCTGGTACAGAAGTCACTGGTGGTTCTTATGCAAGACTTGCTGGGTCTTGGGATGCTGCAACTGGAGGTTCTACATCAAATAGCGGTAACCTTGACTTCACAGGCATGCCAGCATGCACCGTTGTTGCAGTTGGGGTTATTGACAACAGCACTGGTGGCAATCTTCTTGTTTATGGTACTTTAACATCAAGCAAAACACTTGACGCTGGTGATACATTAAGAATTGCAACTGGTGACTTAGATATAAGCATTGATTAATAAGAGGTTCCTATGACAAATGTTCAGAGAAGAGAGATATCTGGCGCTGTTATAGCACAACCACTTTCTGCAAATATATCCAACTCCTCATCTTCTTTTTCCGTGACAGATGGCTCAAGTTTCCCAACTGGAGATTTAAATCCATTTGTCATTGTAATTGGTAGAGGCACTGGGGATGAGGAAAAGATTTTAATATCTTCAAGAAGCACAAATACTTTCACAGTCGCTTCTAGGGGTTATGATGGCACTACTGCTTTAGCACATTCTGCTGGTGCAATTGTTGACCATGTTTTAGATGCAAACTCCGTTCAGTCA